ATTATGGAATGACAACACTTATAATGATAGGTCTGCTATATACGATGATTTAGATACATATTACCAATAAGTTATGGAAGTATTAGGATATAAATATACAGTTGAATCAGAGGCAATACAAGCACGAAAAGAATGTGCTGATTACTATGGACTTCCTACTTCTCCCGACAATATAACTATTTATTGGGTGGATTACTTTGAGGCATTAGATAACACTCCTGTTTTTTGGTACATTGTATTTGACGAAAGTGTAAGAGCAATACTCGGTAGCCCGACAACATTTGATGTAGATGGCAATTCTGTTAAAAAATAATACCTCTACAACTCCCAACTAAGTATTTATACATATAAAAAAATAATACTATCTTTGTAGATATACAAAAAGACAAAGATGGCTTACCAAAAATTACAGGCTTACAGAGCCGCAGCAGTTACTCCAAGCAACACGGCAACAATCCCAAGCATATCAGCACAAGGCGGTGCAGGCAATAATGGTTGCGTATTATACGTTGGTGTAGCAGGTGATGTAAAAGTTACCACTGCAGGTGGAGACGATGTTGTATTCACAGGTATCCTTGCGGGTAGTTTTATACCTGTTCAAGTTACAAAAGTATTTGCAACAGGAACTACAGCAACAAACATTGTTGCGTTGTGGTAAGATTCTATTCTACCGTATCGGTGGATGTAAAAATAAATTATGAAATAATTAGCAATGGAGACGATTAGTGAGGAGACAAAAATAAACCTTTCACCAAGGAACTTTATTTTTATTGCAGGGTTAATAGGAACCTTTGTAAGTATGTACTTCACTCTTCAAGCTCAGATCAATGAAGCTAAGACATTACCTGCTCAAGACCAAGAGGTAAAAGAGGCAGTAATAAAGACCTCCAATGAACTTACGTTCATCAAGGAGGAAATCACAGAGATTAAGGGACAGCTTCAGACTATGGAAGAGCGTCTCTATGAACTTCAGAAATAAATTATGGCAAAGGTATGTAGATGCTGTGGTCAAGAAATCAAGAGCAATTCAAAGTACCTTTGGATTCTTGATAATGGTCACGGTGGAATTATTGATGGTGTCTATCAGACAGCCGGAAAGCGTAGCCCTATTTGGGCAGATGGTACTCAGCTGTTCGAAGGTGAGTTTAATCGTGCTATTGTAGATAGGATCGCAAAGTATTGCGATAAGAATAATATTGATTACATAAACTTGGTTAATACTAATGAGGATGTTCCACTATCCACAAGAGTCAAGATGGCAAACGAAGTTTATCGTGAGTCAGATAAGCCTTGTATCTATGTAAGCATACACGCAAATGGATTTAGTGATGAGTCGGCAAATGGTTGGGAGGTATTTACTTCTCCGGGAGAAACTCAGTCAGACCATATAGCAACAGTTCTGTACGAAGAAGTAGATAAGGAGTTTCCTAACTACAAAATGCGTAAGGATACAAGCGATGGTGATGTAGATAAGGAGTCAAACTTCTATGTTCTTATACACACAGCTATGCCTGCTATACTATCTGAGAACTTCTTTATGACAAACGAAAGAGAGTGTAAAACACTCTTAATTAGTGAGGAAGGCAGAGACCGTATTGCAAAAGCTCACATTGAAATGATAAATAAAATCGAAAACGAATGAAAGAAATACTAGCAAGACTATTTGGAAAAGGATCAGGAGTCTTCGAACAGGTCGGGGGCGTTGTAGACAAATTCATTAGAACCAAAGATGAGAAGGCTCAGTTCGAAAAGGAGATGACAGAGATACTTATCAATGCTGAGGCTGATATGCAGAAGAACGTCACTGAGAGATGGAGGTCAGATATGACTTCAGACTCTTGGCTGTCAAAGAATGTTCGCCCATTGGTTTTGATGTTCTTAATTTTCTGTACGATGTTACTTATTTTTATTGATGCAGGACAGCTTGATTTTAAAGTTGAGGATAATTGGGTTAGTTTGCTTGAGATACTTTTACTCACTGTTATAGCCGCCTATTTTGGTGGAAGAACTATTGAGAAGACAAGAAAGAAATAATTCCTATCTTTGTAGGAAATAAAATTTAATATAATGAAACTTGATGAAAAAGAACTAGAAACGATCCGTGAGATGCAGGGAGAGTTTCAAAAGGCAAAACTTGCCTTAGCAGATTTAGAGCTTAACAAGCACCAACTTCTAAAGACAATTGATGTCTTGAAGGTAGACTTCGGTAAGCACGAACAAAAGCTTATAGATAAATATGGAGCCGACTCCGTTATAAATGTTCAGACGGGAGAGGTTACTGAAAACAAAAAATAAAAATGGCAAGAATAAGTACATATGAAAACTCAAGTCCTGTTTTATTAACGGATAAAGTTATAGGAACAAATGTTTCGGGAACTCCGACTAACGTGACTAAAAACTTTTTAGTTAGTGACCTGTTAACTTTGTTTCAATCTAACATAACACTTCAGAATGTACTTGATGCGGGTAACACAGCTACACAGAGTATTACTCTTACAGGTGCTATTACTCAGACAGGAGACTTCGGTATAACAGGCAACTTAACCCAATCCGGTGGAGCATTGACTTTGGGAGGAACGGTAAAAGATTTCAATGGTGCCCTTGGTAACAACGGAGAGACGCTTGTATGTAATGCAAGTGGTCAGCTTGTTTTTGGGTCGGGTCTTACCAATCAAAACCTTGACCAAGTTTTAGCTATAGGTAATACTGCAACAAATAATATTAACCTTACAGGTGATATAACTCAAACAGGTAACCTAAACCTTACAGGTGTTATGACTCACGCAGGTAATTACCTATACAGTGCAGGACAATTTACTATGGCTGCTACAGGCTCAATGGTTCTCGGTGGAGCATTGACTTGTAATAGCTCAATTAGTTTAACGGGAACTGTGAAAGATTACACCGATACATTAGGAGCGGCTAATCAGTTTCTTGTTTCAGATGCAAGTGGTCAAGTTACTTGGCAATCTACATTACCATCCCCATTGGCATCAAGTGCTTTGACTGTTATAAACTTAGCTCTTTCAAATTCTGAAGGTGTGGTTGTAACCACAGCAGGAACAGCTACAGACGTTAGAATACCTACGAATGCAGGTCAAGCCTTTCCTATAGGTACTAAGGTAACAATAATACAAGAGGGAGCAGGGCAAGTAACTATTGCTCCAACAGCAGGTGTAACTGTAAATAGTGCTGTAGGATTAAAGACCAATGCGCAATTTGCTGTTGCTCACGTTGTAAAAACAGCCACAGATACTTGGTATGCATATGGCAATTTAACACCTTAATTTAATTAAATGGATATTAGAAAGATAGCAATAGGCCCTGATTACAAGGGTGGTGCTATGCATTATATTGTAGGACAGAATGTCTTAAACAATCAATATACTATACATCTTATACGTCAAGACAAGGAAGATGGTGGTATACAAATTTGGATTGAGCAAGATGATGAGGTTGTTCTATGGAAACGCTTTACAAATACAATGCCTGTATCTATTGAGTACAACATAAACTTCTAAAGTTTTATATCTCAATATGAAATCACCATTCTATTTTATAACCAAGCCTTATAACGGAAGACGATATGATAACGTCAAGTCTATTGGCGGTATTGATTTTATTACTAGCACATCAGAGGAAGATCATAAAGCATCTAATAGATATGCTGAAGTAATAGAGACACCATTAGGGTATAAGGGCCCTATTAAAAAGGGAGATACACTCCTAGTTCATCACAACGTATTTAAGTTCTATAACGATATGAAGGGTAGGCAGCAGAGTGGTAAGAGCTTCTTTAAGGATGATATGTTCTTTATAGATGAGGAACAGTTTTTTATGTACAAGCAGGACGGAGAGTGGCATTCATATGATAGGTACTGCTTTGTAAAACCTGTGTCTACATCAGAGTCGTATATATTCAAGCCTTTTAGCGAGGAGCCCTTAGTAGGTATTATGAAGTATCCTAATGATTATCTAAAGTCTAAGGGTATATCTAGTGGGGATATGGTATGTTTCAAACCTGAGAGCGAGTATGAGTTTGATGTGGATGGTGAGAAGTTATATAGGATGTATGATCATCAGGTAACAATAAAGATGTAATGAGTAATAAGGATATAAAGCTTAGAATTATAGATGCGGGTATGAAGGCTGTTGAACAGCTTATAAAGGTAGCTAAGGAGGATATTATAAAGATAGACCCTGAAGATGAGATTGCGGCAGATAGATTAAAAAATGCTGCAGCTACAAAAAAATTAGCTATATTCGATGCATTCGAGATACTTACAAAGATTGAGAATGAAAGAGCAGATATAGATATAGCCGACAAAGGTCCATCCAAGGTAGATACAAAACAAGGATTTGCAGAAAGAAGGTCAAGATAGTTTATACAAGGTGTTAGAGGGTTATGTTCCTTCTAATGTTATAACCAACAAGAACAGAAATAAAAGTTGGTTGTATGGCTATGACTCTAAATATGATATGGTAATTATCTCCAAGACCGGAATGATTGGAGAGATTATAAATATCAAGGGATTAGTTATAGCATTGCCTGCGGTACCTAAGGATGTTTACAAAAGAAGCAAGACTTCATCGGAGCAGTATTGGGAGCGTAACGATATACCAAAAACTTTAGAAAAGATTACATCTATATTTCAATGGAATGAAAAACCTACAGATTTCAAGAGCCTATGGGTAGACTATATAGAGGGAGAGTTTGATAAAAGAGAGTTAGGATATTGGTTTATGAATAATGGTAAACCTAACTACATAACAGGACCTCACTATATGTATCTACAATGGACAAGTATTGATGTAGGATATCCTGACTATAGAGAGGCTAACAGAATACTATATATATATTGGGAGGCGTGTAAGGCTGACAAGCGAAGCTTTGGAATGGACTATCTAAAGATAAGACGTTCAGGATTTTCATTTATGAGCTCATCTGAATGTGTTAACACCGGAACATTAGCAAAAGATTCTAGGGTAGGTATACTATCTAAGACAGGTGCTGATGCGAAGAAGATGTTTACCGACAAGGTGGTACCTATCAATAGTAGGCTGCCATTCTTCTTCAAACCTATTATGGACGGTATGGATAAACCAAAGAC